GGCGATTGGGCAAACAAGTTTGCTCAGTCTGTCCTCGAAAATGATGTTAGTGCGTGGGATAATTCTATTCATCCCAGGTTGGAAAAATTGCTGCTATGGATGGCTCGGAAGTTTGGAGCACCGCCATTATGGTTGCAGTTGTTTCGTGCTAACATTAAAACCCATGGTCGTTCGGCCCATGGTATTAAATTTTGGACCCCCGGCGGTAGGAAGTCGGGGGATCCGTGGACGGCCTGGGCCAATTCTCTTCTCAACATTATGATTCATTTATTCATAATTTCCGAACACTTTAATCTTTCAATAGAGCGTACATTGGAGATAGTGGAGATGATAGTCCTGGGTGACGACAACTTGTCTTTTTTAAAAATCCCTATCCCCGAACCAGTTTGGGCATTGGGATTCCGTAATCTTGGGTTTAAGTGTGTTGCCAAGACCCATAAGAGTGTGTTTGATTCAGAATTCTGTTCGAATCGATTTGCACCTTGGCAATCAGGAGTGGTTATGGTTCCCAAAATAGGTCGATTGTTATCAAAGTTGGGTTGTTATTGCAAACCTCCAACTCATGCGTCCCTTGACCAAATTCATAAGGGAACATGTATTGGTTTAAAGTTGTCCACGACAGCGTTCCCATTTGCACAAAAGTTCTTGGCAAGTGAGATCGCTAGATTAGGGAATGTCAAAGCAGCCTTCCTAACGGGATCAGAAAAAGATTTCGCTTTGGCTGGCTACCGCGACGTTTCAGATGATGCCCTCACGAAGGCGTGGGTATCCGCCAAATACTTTGGCCCTCTTGAAGAGGGGTATCATTCCCTACGTCTACGCACAAGTGCTATTGACTATGAGGGTGCCAAGGTGTTTTTTTAAACTGCACCTCTACAGGCTGGATCCCTGCATGTGTTATGGCCATAAGGATAAACAATTGCGTCGATGATGCATGCCATATAGTAAATTTTCCGATCCGCTTCACAACCCCCCCAGTTAGCCGTTCTCGATGCGGCCAAATCCCTCAATGGTCTTGAGGAAGAAAGTAAATCGTCCTTGTCAATGGCTTCGGCAGAACAAGAGCAGATGAGTGCTGAAAAACTCAAACCGCGCCGGTGCGCACCAATCCTCTCCTTGCCTGAGAGTTTAATAAAGCAGCAACCTTCACGAAAGTGTATTAGTGAGTGTACCTACATCAATGTTGGTGGTGGAGGCCTCCATACACATTCTTCATTGGATAATTCAGATTGTCACCCCTGTGATCAGGGACCCCATTGTCGGCAGGATTGTGAGAACAATTGCCCAATTGAGCGTCGTTGGGAATGTCTGGGCGGCGACCAAATTTGTCGCCCACGACCGGTTCTCACAGTTCCGGGACAACCCTTCATCCCAGATGTGGTACCACGCGAGGCTGAGTACCCCAATCTTGAATCTCCTCCCCCGTCTCCTTGTGACCATGACTATGGTCACTACTCCCCTCATCAAAAGTCAGTGGGTTCTATGGTCCACAAGGAACCCCCCTTACCTAAACATCAAAATCGTCCCAAGAAAACTAAACCTAAAAAGCAACCTGTGGAAATACCATTTGCTACAGTTCAGAAGATGCTATTAGGTTTGTCTTCAACAGATATTGATGACATCCCATTGGATGTTGGTCTTATGCCTTGGCCAATGGACCGTCAACCATTTGACGGCTGGTCATATATTACCATTACTGGGTTTGGGGGTATAACCAAGGCCTTTGTCTTTCAGCCTCACCCCGCCATGAAACGTGTATTGTGTTTGTGGTCACGGGTGTTTAATTTTGCGATATATTGTCGCGTAAAGGCCGAGGGTGGCTTCAAAATACGTCCTGCAGAACAAGCCGATTTTGACGCTGCCTCCAATTTCTCCCTTGTTCCCAAACTTATGGGAGGAGTTGATAAATCCAAACTAATTGCGGACATCTCAGTGCCCACCACTCCATTCCACCTGGTTGGCGATGAGAAATCTGACCAGGACCCTGAGGTCAAGGAGGAAAAACAACCAGTTCGTCTTGCCCCATCTCGACTACATCGACTACCAGCTCCTGTCGTTGCCCTTCGACCACATACCCATTGTGGCAATGAGCATAAGGAGTCTTCCGGCATCCAGGTAGGTTTTGTTGAGAGGGAGTACTCCCCGG